GTAAAATAACAAATAAAGCGAAAAAGAAGAAGACAATAAAAAATAGACAAAAGAAGAAGTCTAAGAAGACTAAGAGACAACACAAATATAAGGTTCACAGGAAATAATTGCATTTTATCCAGTTTTAACAACAGTAATTTTTCCAGTATCTTTATTAAATTGCAACAAACAGCCGCCATTAGCATTAGGTTTTGTAGTTAAATCAACAATATTTTCCTTTTTTTGTTTGCGATTAGGGGCACGATGTTCATAACCGCTAACGCGTTCTTTTTCTACGATTGACCACAGTTGGTCCAAATCCTTTATATTATCTTTAAACCATTGACGATTTCTACAAACTAACACACAGCTTACTTCCTGTAATTTCCAATAAAGTGTCTTCATAAATGTGTATGATAATTGTTGATTCTGTGTATAGCAATCAATTACTTTTTCTCTCCACTCGATAATGTCTAAAGGATGAATTATATCTAGTGGTTTATATACATAAAATGGTTTGCCTTCTTTTGTATGAAAGTAAATTATTTCGCCTTTCATTTTATTATCTTTTGATAAACAAATGTTATTAAATTCAACTCCATCTTCGTCTTCATAAGTTTCGGGTGATGTGTCGTTTTCGTAAGAAGCTGCATCGGGATATTCAGTAAACTTCGTTTCTAAAAAGTCACATTCATCTAGGTCACAGACTTCCATTTGAAGTTGCATTTGTATCCAATATTCTTTTTTAGGGATGCCGTCAATCTCACGATTAACTATATTTTTAATTTCCAACATACGACCATATCTAGTTGTTTCTGGGTCCACATTGATGCCATCCGGAGAGGCCCCTAGAAACAAGAAGGTCTCGTGTTGAATACAGCCAAAATCCTCTATCTTCGTGCCATATACGTGTTCATAATATTTGACGGATAATGGTTCGTATTTTTGCCCCCAATGTAAAGTAGTGTTAGTGTTTACCATAACTATTTCTTTAATCTCTTTTATTTCTTTAATTTCTTTTAAATCTTCGTTATCTTCATTATCTTCAAGGTCATCACCGTCTACATATAAATGTTGATTTAATGGTTGGCATTTTTCATAAATAAGCTGATTTTGTGTTGTTTGATTTTCAAATGCTTTGTAGGCATTGGAAGCTGTAATTAAATTATGGCGAAATTCGTACCATTCTTTTGTTCGTTGAGTAGGCTGAGGTTTATTTCTTAAAATATCCAATTGTTCTTTAATATATTCGTGGTCAGGTTCCTCTAAAATAATTGTATCAGGATAAGAACGAGGTGGCATATGATCTTTAAAGAAATCGGTTTTGGAGTGTTCAATGATTTCTTCCATTTCTTCTTGTGATTCTTCCGTATAAAATATGTCAAAATCAAAATGAGAGTGCATTAATTCTTGAATATTTTCATCAAATATCTCGTCAAAATCAGGTTCTGAAATAATCTTTGGATTATCTGCAATAAATTCTTCCATTAGATGAATACATGTTTGATATATTTCTAACGACTCTTCATCGTTAAAGAAACGTGGGTCTTCTTCTGGAATAATCTGTTCTGTTATATCTAATAAATCGGTATTTTCGGTCATTTGTGTTTCTATATTGTTATATATTTTATTTCTATATCAATACAAAAATCAATTTTATTTAATTTAATCTTCGTTTTCAGAATCAGTATCGATTACCTTAAGATTTTTAGCGGTTCCCTGTTTTTTCTTAGGAGCGAGACCTCTTACGGTTGAAACACGCTTATCGACATTTTTTAATGTGAAATGGTTTGTTGGTTTATTGAAATATAATGCAGGTATGTCTTTAATTTCACCAGTATCTTTATTATAACTTACATCTTTCACTCGCTGTAATTTCTTTTTATCCAAACAATCTCTAAAAAAAGAAATAAGCCGGTTATATTCATCGTCAGATAAGTTATTTTGTGTTTTATATACAACCGCAAATAAGGATAATTTTTTAATTTTAGCTGTTTTATCCAGTTTACTCCAAGGTTCACTGGCGTTGTTTATTTTTTCATTTTCAAGAAATTTATCTAGATTAGCTAGATCGGTAGATGATTTACTTTCGGGCCAAGGCATACCATTTAAAATCATAGATTTATATTTTAATGTTTTAAGTTCGTTACAATCGCTATTTTGAGTTTCTTTATTCATTTATAATATAATATGTTAAATAGATTTTAACTCACTTTTTTTATATATAATAAAACAGTTATATTACATATACTTTTTATATTGGTTTTATTATAAAGTCTTTTTTTGTTAGTATAGGCTATAGGAAATGATGGATTATCCCAATAACGAAAACAGTAATACAAAACATATAATTATTGCAGACACACAAAAAAGTAAAAATATAAACACAAATATAAAAACGAATACAAAAAACATAAATTACGAAAAGGAAAGAAAAATGAGAGTAGAAACCCAAACTTGGGGATTAAATGAAGAGCAACTATCTCAAGAAATCCAATTGAATATTTTAGAATGTATAAAGAATGAAACATTAGAAAAGAATAAATATACAGCATTAATAACATCACACATAAAAACAAAAATATGTAGTTATAAGCAACAGGATATATTAAAGAAAAGATTAAACGAAGATAACTTGGTTAAATTTAACGAAGTAATTGAACTGTTACTTGAGTCTAAAATGAAATGTAAATATTGTTCTCAAGAAGTCTATATTTTGTATGAAAGAGTTAGAGAAATGAAACAATGGTCTCTTGACAGAATTAATAATGATATAGGCCATAATAGTGGTAATTTATTAATAGCATGTTTAGAATGTAATTTGAAACGAAGACGAACTAACAAAGATGCATTTATGTTTACTAAGAATATGGTAATTATAAAGGAAGGACAATTATAAGTTTATAAATTCATTATTTTAAAAAGTATTATAATAATGAATACTTGGAAATGGAGCACAGGTGAAGCATATTATAAGAGTGCCAGACCAGAAAAACAAGAAAAACAACAAGAGAAACAAAATATAGAATACGAATACGACAGTCAAACAAATGCTATTAATCAATCTTTAGCAGATGATACATTTTTTAATCAAGATTCTGACTTAATCGACATTACGAATTCTATGTTTTCACGAAATCAAAATTCCAGTGGAACAAGGCGTGAAACACTCGACACAAAAATGGCGGATCGTCAAATGATTGCCCAACGTGGAGTAAATCCATTTTTACAATCTAGTTATGTAAATGATATAGTTACTCGCGATATGTTTTTAAAGCCAATTAATACAACTCAGGGAAGAGCTAAAGAGAACTCAAATGAAGAAAATTCTCAATAAATATTTATATACACATTTAAAGATTTACATCTGTTTTTATTTACTCAAAATGTTTATTAAGTTTATTATAACTATCTGGATTATTGAATTTACATATTCTATGAGTATCTCCGCCTCGAATACTACAACCATCTGTTTTGACGCAAACTTCTAAACAATCATTCATTTTTTTTATCCACGTTATACATCTTTCATTTATAATTCTGTTATTATCTGTTTTAATATATGTATTTTCCATTATACAATATAAATTGTTATATCTTTATATTGTATCTGATCCATTTAAAAATTTCATTTTGTAAAAATTAATATAAATATAAACTAACAAATTAATATATGAGAGAATTTTTGACTTTATCAGATAGAGATTTACGTAATAACCCATTTAAGTATGATGAAGAACAGATATTATATACTTTACAAAATGAATGTCCTAGTTTAAGAGTTATAAGTCGTTATCAAAAGTTAACGGCTTATATGTGTGCCAAATACGTAATATTTGGAGGTAATGGTGAAAAATATGGTGATTGTGAAGAAGATAGATATTTAGGTGACGGGGATATATTAGGACGACAACCACATTTAACACAACACGAAATTAGTTTAATGCACGGATTAGTAGAGTTGGAAGAAGAAAATGAAGAAGAGGAACTAGAATTAATGTTTAAAGAAGATTATAATGCTTTAAATGCTCTTTAA